AAAAGAAATTTAAGGTGTACCCATCAGCTTACGCTAACGCATGGCTTGTTAAGACATACAAGAAGCGTGGTGGAAAATACAAGTAATGGCTAAACCAAAGGGCGGACTAACAAAATGGTTTAAGGAGGACTGGCGGGACGTAAAAACGGGCAAAAAATGCGGTCGTTCCGGTTCTGAAAAGAAAAAACGCCCTTATCCAGCTTGTAGACCCGCTAAGGTTGCCAGCCGCATCAGTAAAAAGGAAGCGGCAAAGAAAACTGGACCAGCTAAAGTTAAATGGTCGGTAACTGCCTCCGGCAGAAAAAGAAAGTCTAAATAATGGCACCACGTAAAAAGGATGTACCTATTCGGAAGACTACAACTGGTAAAGGTGCCAACTACCGACCCACTAAGTCTGGTGCCGGTATGACTGCTAAGGGTGTGGCTGCGCATAGACGCGCTAATCCTGGCAGTAAACTACAAACAGCCGTAACAGGCAAGGTTAAAAAGGGCAGTAAGGATGCAAAGCGGCGTAAATCGTTTTGTGCTCGGTCTGCTGGACAGATGAAGAAGTTTCCTAAAGCTGCAAACGACCCCAATAGCCGTTTGCGTCAAGCACGAAAGAGGTGGAAGTGTTAAACTTACTAATCGGACCAATTGCAGAAATTGCTGGCACATGGATGTCAGGACAGGTTGAACAAACCAAAGCCAAAGCACAGACTAAGGTAGCTAAAGCTCAAGCAGAAGCTATCGTTATGCAGAAGAAAGCCACCGGTGAGATTGACTGGGACTTGGAAATGGCCAGAGGGTCGTCCAACTCCTGGAAAGACGAATGGCTTACAGTTTTATTTAGTATACCCCTAGTTATGGCTTTCGTGCCTGGAATGGAAGAAATAGTTGCAAACGGATTTCAACAATTGGAGCAAATGCCTGAATGGTACCAGTACAGCTTGGGCGTTATTGTTGCTGCAAGCTTTGGAGTCCGCTCAGCGACAAGATTCTTCGGCAAAAAATAATGCAGAAAAAGTTACAAAAAGATAGCGAGTTCGACCAGTATGATATGGATGGCGACGGGGTAGTTACTGATGAAGAACTGGAGCATGCTAAAGAAATCCGGCAAACTGAAACGGAACTACGCAAGAACCTGGCGCAATTACGTATGGCTAGATACACACTAATTAGCATGGGTGTTTTCACAGTCGCTATGTTTTTTGTACCTTTAGATAGAGTTACAGCTTTGTCTGACATATCTAATCTGTTTTACATTTCTGGCGCAGGTATCGTTGGAGCATTTATGGGTGCTACTGCGTGGATGAATAGGAAGTAAATAAGATGCTATGGTCTTTAATCTTAACAGCTTGTACAGCTACGGGTTGTGTAGAACAAACTATACAATGGTTTGAAGTAAACCAAGAGTGCATAGAATTTAAAGTCCTCCATGAAGAGCTACCCAAAGACGGAAGTTGGAGCACTATTGAATACGAATGTAAATTAATTAATGGTGCCCAAACATGAAAAGTCCATGTGTAGGTATATGTGTGTTAGACAAAGAACGTATTAGATGCATCGGCTGTGGGCGCACCATGGACGAAATAATTAAATGGGGTAAGTCTAAATGAAATACGATAGGACACATTATATTGAGAAGCTGATAAAGCATGAAGGTATCGTGCTAAACGTATATAAGGATTCCCTAGGAATTGATACTATTGGTATCGGCAGGAACCTAGAAGACCGCGGTATTACTAAGGAAGAGCTAGACGATTTGGATATTCCTAGCATAGACCACGTGTATGAATACGGCATAACTGAAGAGGATGCAGTCTATTTAGCTACCAATGATATTGAGATTGTTGAAGAAGAGCTGTGCCGAGCCCATAGCTGTGTAGAAGACTTGGATGCTGTACGACAGTTAGTTGTAATGGATATGGCATTTAATATGGGTGTGCCCCGTCTTTGTAAATTTAAGAAGATGTGGGCGGCTATTCATGATGGTGATTATACGACTGCAGCTGTAGAAATGCTGGATTCACGTTGGGCTACACAAGTTGGCACACGTGCGATTAAATTATCTAAAGCTATGGAAGAAGGAAAATTTTCAAATGTCTAGTAAAAATAGCGGATACCAATCAGTCGATATGTCTGTAATTTCTACCAAGCGGGAAAAAGAACCAGATAAGCAACCTGAAGGATTGCCTAAACCGTATCCTGCATCTGCCCCAGCTTCTTATCATAAAGACTATTATGATAAATATATAGCCCCTAAAATTACAGGAAACAAGACTATTGATGCCACTGTTTTTAAGTACGCTAAACGCGCTGAGGCTGCTGGTGTTAAATTACCTAAGATGTTACAAGGAAAAACATTTAAAGAATACCTAAAATCTCAAGGTATGGAAGTAACGGGTAACAGAAGCGGCGGCACTAACCTTAAAACACCCCATATTATGGAGTTGCCTACTGTTGGTAAAGGAAAATAGACATGGCTAAAACAAAAGAACAGCAGATAAAAGAAAATTTTTTTGATGGTAAAGCTTCAGATACTATGTCTTTAGCGGAATATATTAAAAGTGGTAGAGCTGAACGTGACCTAAAGAATAAAAAAGGCGTTACCAAAATGAAAAAACCTAAAAATAAAACTGCTATGGTTTCTGGAGGTACTTCAGGTGGAAAAGTACATATGTATGCTGCAGGTGGCATGGTTCAAGATAACTCTGGTTTGAAAGCACTGAAAGCCGCAAGTCCAGAAGCATACAATAAAATAAAGCAGGGCTGATGCATCCTGTAGAAGCTGATATACGAAAGTGGTCACATGAATTTCTTGAAATACCTAATGAGAAACTTAATGGACTACCACCGTGCCCCTACGCAAAGCAAGCATGGCTAGATAATAAAGTTACATTTAGCATAAATACCGGAATAGACGGATTAGCTAAAGAAGTTTCAGAGTTTGACCAACATGACTATGATATAGTTGTATGGGCTAGCGAGTATTTACCGGATATGCACTACCTAGACGGATGGTGTGATGGCGTAAACGAAGCCTTATCTATTGCAGGCAAGGATATGCACCTAATGGTGTTCCACCCCGATTACGATGCTGAAAAGGCCGGCTTAAATTTTTTACTTGAGGATGGTGTAGTAGACAATAGCCTTATCTACTGCATGGTATTTATACAAAGGCTATCTACCTTAGACGATGCAGCATTGAGCCTGGAGAAGTCTGGGTATTATAAACACTTCCCTACGGATGTGTATGAATCATTAGTAATAGAGAGAAGGAAATTACGTAATGAAGGGCAAAACTAAAATGGCATCTAAGAAAATGATGCGCGGCGGTGTCGCAACTAAAAAAATGCGCGGCGGTGGCATGGCTAAAATGGCATCTAAAAAAATGATGCGTGGCGG